CACCAAGTGGTAAGAATCCACATGGGAACTTGCGTTGTAAGCGGTATCCCTAAGGAATATACCATTGTTCATTACTGGAGTTGCCATTGTATATATTAATTTAAATTGTTACTAATTAAAATCTCTTAAACAAATTATTCTGTCTAGAGATAGTTCTTTGTGGCTTACTAGCCGGTCTTGCTGTATCATCAGATTCTTGAATACTAGAAGAAGTAATTTTTCTTGCTTCTTCAGTTTTCAATTGTCTAACTGTTTTTTCTACTGCAGCTTTAGATCCCTGTTCTCTAATTCTACCTTTATATCCATCTGGATCTGAAAGTAACCATAGAGCTTCAGAAATAAGATCATGTCTTGGCTCAACAAACTGATACTTCTCAAGAAGGTGTCCTAATAAATTAGTTTGTCTTCCAGAGATAGAAGGATAACTTGGTTGAACTAATCCTGAGTACAACATGCTTTGTGTTTTCTTATCAAGCTTAATTCCATTTATTTCACCTTTTACCAGAGTATTATATACATTATCAGTGTATACTTTTGCTTGTTGCGCCTGCTGCTCTTTTTTGTGTTCTTGTTCTGCTAGTTTCCTTGCAACAACTTCTTCTTGCATTCTGTCTAACTGTGGTTTAAACTGTTGAGCTTTTGCTTCTAGTTTACCCATATCAGCCCAGTCATTGATTTCTGCTTCAATTTCTTCTGGTGTCCCAAATCTTTTAGCATACAAATATTGTCTTGCAATTTCTGCTTGATCATATTCATTTGATGGATCAAGATCAATTACCTCTTCTACCTCAGCAAGAGTTCTAAAAAGAGATTTGAGATCTGTACCACCATCTGCAACATATTTAGCAGCTACTTGAAGTTCTTCTGGTAATGATTGAAAGAATTCTTTTGGAGTAGATTCTCTAATCTTATTTTCTCTTTCTTGAAAGTTAGCTTCAAATAATTCACGGAAGTCTTTAGTAGTATATTCCTCTAATGGCTTATCATCATCAAAAGGAATAAGTGTACCTTCCTCAATCATTTTTTGGGCTAACTCAGAAAGACCAGACTTATCTACTTTAGGTCTTCCTTTATTACCAGCATCTTCTTCTTGACTGATCATGTCATCAAGTTGTGCAATTGCCTCATCAACTTCTTGAGCAGAAGCTTGTGGAGTTGGTTCACCTGCACTACTATCAGAACTTGGTGTTTTACTGTCAATGAACGAGGTGTCTAAGTCTTTAGTTTTTGCAAACACTGACTTTGGACTATCATCTGAACTGTTGTCTGAAGGAAGCATAACATTTTCTGCTCCCGGCATTCCAAACAGTTCATCAATATTTACATCTACCTGACCTACCGTTGTAGTATCTAGTACCTGATCTTCTTCAGGATTTTTTGTTGGTTCACTCATCTTTGTTGGTTTTGTTTATAATTTAATATACAAATTAAACTTCAAATATTTAAAACAGGAATAATATTTTTTTGGACTATATGGCTATCCAACTTTATTTCTTTTCTGAAGATTTTTTATCAAACCTGTTTTTATTCTCTCTAGCAATTTGAAGTTGTTTGTCTGCTATTTCTTTTTGAGCTTGTAACTTTTCTCTTTCAATATCCATTTTTTGAGATTGTCTACTATTCTCATTTGCTTGCTTTTCTCTTTGAAGTTGAGTTTGTTGCTGATATTGTTCTGATTGTCTAATATCTTTCATAGCATCCATATAATCAGATTCCATGTTTTTATTTACATCAGTCATAGCACCCATACCAGCAGCTCTGATTTCAGCAACTAGAATATCTCTTTGTCTATTCTTCTCAGCTTCTGCAGCTTGTGCATCAACTTTCATTTTCTCAATTTCTTGTTGAGATTGAAGTTGTTGTTGTTGCATTTGTTGTTGCTGTTGTAATTCTTGTTCTTTCTGTGCTTGTTGTTTTTGTTCAGAATCTTTAAGTGCTGTTGTAAGTTCAGCAACAGATTCAGATTGAACAATTTTACCAAGATCATAGATAGATGCCCCTGTAGTATTATTTTGCATTGCCATTTGTTTGAGTTGTTCTAAAACAGCTCTATGGTTTGCAGTAGTACTACAGAAAATATTAAGATCTCTCATTAGAAGATCTGTACCATTAATTTCAAAATTTACTTTTTCATCCGCTCCAGTAATATAACTTAATCTTGCAGATGGTTTAGTAGAATTATAATACTGAGCCAAGTCTGTACGCATTTGGTGTACTCTAGGCATTAGATAATCACAGTGTTGGATAAAGAATACCTCTGTCTGTGCATAAGATGCTGCAGCAGCTTGTTCTACACCTGTAGCAGTCATTTGAGATAACTGTTGTCCCATTCTTTGTGGGTTAACACCAATTACTTCATATGCTTGTTGCTTAAAGTGGTTTGCTAATTGAATTCTTGACATCAATCTATTTGTTTGATCAAGATCTAATTTTTGGAAATGCTGAAAGTTTAATGCATTCTCTGTGTTTGTAATAGATGTGTCAAGGGGAAGAATCTGGAAGTTCTTCATTGCTACATAGGCATTAGCATAGTTTCCTTTACCCCAGTCCTCACCGAGTGAGTGCTTAGGTAAAGTATTCTGATCAAGCATAATTACTGTACCAAGTTCATCTACTAAGATATCTGCAATCTGATTGTTTACAATATTGTATCCAATCTGGTATGGTTTCATTAAATCAATAAGTGCAGTAGATTTAGTATTTCTATCTGAGAATACAGATCCTTCTACTGGAAGTTTACAACCATACAGACTGTTGTCTCCCTTAAATTGGAATTTAAGTGGTCCAATATGGTTTTTTTGAATACCAATATATACTGGACTAAATCCACCAGGATTATTCATACCCCAGAATGAAGGAAGATTTGGACCAATTTTAACACCACCCCAAACTTCATTTACCCAGATCCAATCTATGTGTTCACCATAGATAACATTGTCTCTTGTCTTATTCTTAAAGAGTCTTGTATCGTAAACAGGTTTGTCAATTACTTTATAGTCTTCTGTAACTATTTCAGTAAGTACTTCTCCGGTATCAGATACTTTGGTTAGGTGTCCAACTTTTCTTTGTGATTTCCAGTAGGCAGTAGTTACTCTAAGCAAGAATGCTTGACCTTGATCAAAGTAATCTTCTCCTTGAGAAAGAATTTCATTAATGATATCTCCACCATTATATACAGATCCAGCAACTGCTGAAGTATATTGTCTATATGCAAGTGATGGCATATTAGTATTCCATTCATGAGACTTAGTAGCATCATAATATGAACCATCATTTTGCATACCACCAATATTATAACCTGCAGATCTAATAGGGTAAATAGCTTCAAGTGCTGCAAGTTGTTCTTCTGTCATGATATAGCCATACTTATCAACAACATCAGAAGGTGTAAGCATATCAATTTTACCTACCCAGTTACCTTGAGAAATATATCTTGCATCCGGAGACTTGTGGTAGAATGTTACAACAGGGTTCCAGAGTTCAACTTCATAATCATCTTCCATCATATGAAAATGCCAAAACTCTCTATCTGTAATGAGCATATCACGGAAACCTCTTTCTTCTAACTCATCCATTCTAAATCTTTCAACATCTACCTTATGTTGATGAGATGCCCACTCTTCAATCATTGACTTATAAGTCTTCTTGAAAAACTGTTCAATTTCTGGAAGTGTTTTTAGTTTATCTGGAGCAATTTCTGCTTGTGCTTCTTCAGAGTTTGGATCTAATCCCTGTTCAACTAGAGCAGTAATAATTTTAAACTGTGCATCTGCCATTAAAGTTTCTTCAATCATTGCTCTTTTTTGCTCAAGCATTTCATTGTAAGACAACTCATCAATAGCTCTATATGTAAGTTTAGTTGATCTCTTAGCAAATTCTGCTACAAGAACATTAATTACATTTGGAATAATAGGATAGAACTTAAGTTCTAATGCTGATGGATCATCTTTAGTAAGTAATTCAACAACATCTCTATATTCATTGTTCTCTTCTACAATGTAATCAGTTCTATCAATAATACCTTTAGCAAGCTTATAGTTTTTCATTAGCCTACGGGCATTTCTGCGGATCTGTTTTAAACCATTCCACTCAAGCCAGTCAAGGTTCCATGCTGCCCATTCTTCATCTTTTTCTTTTTCAGGTAAAAACTGAAGAGGTTGGGTCACACTGCCGAGTCTATTTTGCTCAACCTTAGCACCTTTCTTTAACTGTATAGCATTATATACCTGCATATTTATTATTTTAAGTTTTTAAAGGCTGACCTATTAAAAACTTGACCATTAATTACTCTACCTGATCCACCCATATGACGGAACGGGGTTCTATTTAATTTAAACAAATTATTTGACTTTTGCAAGTTTTTAGAAGCATCATCCATTATAACACGTTTACTGTATCCCCTGTTAGCTTGCTGGATTCTCATGAATGCAACTAATGCAGCAAAAGATACAAGTCTATCCACGTTGACTCCATCTGCATATTCTTGCATTTCTTTAAGTAACATTGGATCTGGAATCCTTTCTATTCCATACTTAGTTCTCACAATTGTACCATCTGTTTTAGTTTCTACATCTAGTTCTTCTTTACAATATTCAATAGCATAACTTAACAAGTGAGCTTTAAATAGTGTACCAGTGTTTTTCCATCCATACTCCTGGAATACGTTAGCATTTGCACCTAAGTCTTTTAGGAATAAGATCTGACTCTTAGGTACTAGATACCTTTGTTTCTTTCTTGATATCATATACTGGATAAACAATGAGATGTTGTTCTCAATTACTGTCCAAGCATTATACCATTCTATAATAAGTTCTAGTCTCTGGTGAGTTTTGTTGATATCATCAAATCTACCACACCAAGCTGCTACAATCTTATCTGGTTCTATGTATGTTTCTGTTTCTCCCATAGTTACTCTTGTAACCTCTACAGGAGCTTTCATAATGTAAATTGAACAGAGAGATTCTGAAGTTGTTGTTTTACCTTCAGAAACGGGGTCAATGGAAGCATAGTACTGACCAAAAGTAGGATCCTGAATAGGTCTTTCCCATACAACAAGGACCCCGGTTTTATCTTCTGTTTTTTTACTTATTGGAAATTCTTTAATGGGTTGTTTATCTGTTGATCTAACTGCTACTTTACCATTCTCATCTGTAAAAATATCTAAGAACTCATAAGGATATTCTTTCTCTTCAATTCTTTTATTTTGTGCTGCAACTAAATGAGTAGGAAATACAGATACAGATCTATGTGCAAATGCTTCTTGAATATTTCTTGGATGCTGAGAAATACGTAACTGGTAATCTTCAGGAGCAAGTTCTTTTTTCCATTGATCAAACTGAGCATCTAAAGCTATAAGAGCTTCTTCTACTTTAGAGTTACCAAATTCATCTATGTATGGAGGCATTGACCATTGCTCAGGAATAAACAAACCTGATAAACCTACAGTTCCTTTATTATCCAATAAATTAGATTCTACTGCATAAATATCCTTAGAAAGAGGATTAAGAATCATATCTCTTAGTGGATTACACTGAGACAAGTCACCCACAGACCCTGCTGCA